AGGAGATTATCCTCGTTATCATATTTCCATTCCCATAATGTTTCCTGTGCTCTAATTGGTAGCTTGCGCCATCCTATCAGGCCGTCGCTATATTTGCTATTGAGCTTCGGGTCTTTGCTCTTTCCGGCACGGCGTTTGTAAACTAATTCGTGAGCGCTCCACCCATACGTTAGGAATGAAAGAATTTCCGATATGGTATCAGTCCAGGTATCGCTCATATCATCCATGCAGCTATAAATAAAATCAGCCGCTTCCTGGTCCTTATCTATTGGACCTCCTGGTTGAACTGTCCATGATGCCTGTCGGATCAACATTTCAATAGCATAAAGGATGGCTCCAATTATATCATCATTCTCGCTCATCTCTTTATATACCTCGATGCCCTTCCTGCCTTGAAGGTCTTTCAGAAATTCTTCGTAAAAAAATCCGCCATATCTCTTTTGCCCTAGGCGGCCGATTTCTTTCAAACTGTTATTCGCCATTTTTTTATTTTTTCACCTCGTTTCTTTCCATAAAATAAAACTACGATCTCCAGTAACTACTCTTTATTAGCCCAGTATCTTTTGGCGGACCTGTCGTACTCGGCTTATCCATAAGGTATAAAATTCCCTGAACTAATGCATCGGTAGTATCTTTGTATTGACCTTTCGGGAAAATTAGAAGATCATTAATTAGATCATGTACCCATGGATGCGTCACTGGGTCCGGGAACCAGATGTTTCCCGCCTCGAAGTAAGGCGTAACACTTATGGCACGTTCTTCCTTACTGCCCTTCGGGTTGAATTCAACCATGCCTGCTATTTCTTTTTTTAGCAGGTCGACGATGGCCGGCCCGTTGGCCTTGTTCTCGATTACCTTTGCCCTGGCTTTCGGCCATTTACCTGAAAGTGTTCTAACTGCAGCTACGCTTTCGGTAAAACTCATCTTTTCGTTTATTAGGTCGTGAATGTATATGTTACTGCCATGCCTACCCATAACAAAGCCTGCGACCTTTGCGCTGCCTTCACTCTTTGTGAATGCCATATCCCATGATTGAATAAGCATGTTCTGGTATGGTGCTGCTGCCGGTTTGAAGAAGTTTCCCATCCATTCTCTTTTGAAAATAACGCCCTCTGCCGGTGCTGGTGTTTGTTGAAATTGTCCAGCGTACTGAACGCTTCCCATAGATTTTTTTAAATCTTCCAAGGTTTCCTTGTCATACCTTCCTGGGTTCAGGATATCTCCTTTCTCCCGGATGATCTCTTTGCCGCTGATTGGAAAGTGGACGACGGTTCTCTCTGGTGCCTCTGCAGGCAGACATAGGTGCTCATATCCAAGCTGTTCTGATAAAATGTAACCGGTCAGATCGTTTTCATGAAGTCTCTGCATAATAATTATAATTGCGCCCTTCTTTGGGTCGTTTAGACGGGTCTGTAGCGTGTTCTTGAAGAAAGCTATTGACGCTTCCCTTTCTGATTCGCTGTTGGCCATTAACGGGTTCTGCGGATCATCTACAATGATTACATCTCCGCCTTCTCCAGTAAGGCTGCCGCTAACGCTGGTGGAGAACATCATTCCATGGTGGTTGTTCTTGAACTCGTTCTGCCTGTTCACGTCATCCTTGAGTGTGAACCGGTCTCCCCAGTTCTCCTGATACCACGGGCTTAAGATTATATCCCTGGATAGGACATTGTGTTTCCTTGACAAGTTGTCACTGTATGAAACCTTAATAAAACGCTTCTCAGGCTTCTTGATCCACGACCATGCCGGGTAACAGACAGTTGTCTGTATGGACTTCATGTGTCGCGGTGGGATATTGATTATAAGCCTCAATATCTCGTTGTTTTCTACTGCCTGAAGGTACTCACTTATTAAATCGATATGCCAGTTCTCTACATACGTTGTGCCTGGTTCGATTACCCTCCATGCTTGTTTGATGAACTCTGAAAGGTTGCGCTCTGCCTTCTCCTTTTGGAGCGCTGCCTGCAAAGCGTCAACATTAAACATCGGGCTCTGTATGTAGTTTTTCCAGTAGCTGTTCAAGCTCTGCGAGCTCCTCATCTGATAAGCTTGAAAGATCCAGGTCTCCTGGGCTCATTACCTTGACCTCGCCCTGGTGAGTTATCTTTGCCTCTCCACTTATCTGTTTATTCTCGGTGGATTCGCCACGGCTCAATCTCTCGATTTTAACCCCAACATCAACCAGGCGCACGATGTCAGTGGCGGTTATCTCTTCCTCTGGTATGGTTAGCAGCCTTTTGGCTGCCTTCTTGATCATCTGGGAAGCTAGCAGCGCATGGTTCTTTCGCATTTCGATAATCTCTTCTTCGCTCTTCTCCCTGGCCATTGCGTCCAGGTATGCGTCGTATGCTGCTGCTCTGTTTACCCAATCGTTCTTTGCACTTAACTTCCGTAGATGGTCATAAGAAAATCCTATCTTCTTAGCCAGCTTTGAAAGGTTTCGCGTTCTGATTGGTCGTTCAGCTGTGTTCATATCTCGGTACCAGCAGAACTTCTGATATTCCCTCGGTGTCTCTCCGGGTATTCTATCCCATAGGTTCTCCTGTTCCTGCTCTTTGCGTTTCCCCATACCTCTGCCTCCTTCCTTTGATTTTGTGAAATAATAAAAGACAGGCCTTGGTCTTTGCCCTGTCTTCGCTTTTAATTTTTATATATTTGTTTTATCCGTTGCAACAAATTCCTGAAGGCTATTTTTATTTTAGCTATTAGGAGGGTTATACCCCCCCCCCCCCCCGCAATCCCGTTCAGTTTGTCGTTCTCCTGCTTGAGCCGCATATACTGTAGCTCCTGATCGCCTCTTTGGCAAGTTACGCCGATATTTCCTGTGAAGCGTACGTATCTGTTTATAATCACGTCGCAGTACCTTGGATCCAACTCCGCCATGTAGCAGCGTCTTCCGGCCATTTCGGCTCCGATGAGTGTGCTTCCGCTGCCTCCGAAAAAATCAAGCACCAGGTCTCCCGGCTTACTGCTGTTGTCTATGGCTCTGACTGCCAGCTCCGCTGGCTTCTGTGTCGGGTGTTCTGCTCCGGTCTCTCTGGCTACTTCCCAGACTGTGCTTGCTTTGCTTTCCGGATAAAGGCATATGCTTTTTCCTTCACTTAAACGAATGTAACGAATTTTCTTGCCCTTCGGCGGTTTGTCATTTAAGAATACCTTCCCTCCTGATCCGTCGGTTAATACGACACCTCCTGTGAGGACAGTTGCCATCTGGTCTGCATCTCGAAGGACTACCTTCCAGGTTGTTCTCTGGGTTCTATCTCCGTAGAAGTGTGCACTCTGACCAGCCTTCTCTGCATAAAAGCACGGTTCGTGTGCCCATTGGTAGTCTGCATGGCCCAGCACTGGCGCGTTCTTTACCCAGATGATGTATTGTTTCTCTATCAAACCTGCAGCTGTCATGGCATCCTCGAAATCTCGCCTTGTGCTGCTTGCGTGCCATATATAAAAGGCTGCATCTGGATCCGTGAATTCTACATAGTTTTTGAATGCCGGTATTAAAAGGTCATCCATCAGATCATCGCCGGTGAGGTCATCGTTCTTGATCATGTCAAACTTTCCGCTCTGGGTCTCATAGCTTACTCCATATGGTGGGTCTGTATTGACCATCTGTGCCTTTTCTCCTGCCATCAGCTTCTCTATGGTGGCCCTGTCGGTTGCACTGCCGCATATCAGCTTATGCGTTCCGAGGTACCAAACGTCCCCGGCTTTGCTCATTGGTATGTTCTGTACTGCTGGAGCTGCGTCCGCTTTGTCGTCTACGGTGTCGTCTGCTCCTTCCATGGCTGCAATGATAGCCGCCAGGTCTTCCTCTGAATAACCGGTTAATTCCACCGGAACTTCCCCGGTGTCCATGTCTCCAATTAAATCGACCAGCATTGTTGTATCCAACGTGGAAAGCTCCGCCAGTCTGTTATCTGCTATAAGGTCTGCCCATTCCTCTGCTTCACTGGCATAGTCCTGATAATCTACCGGAACATATCCGCTCTTAATGCGAAGCGCTGCAAGGCGTCGGCCATGTCCTTTAACTATGAAGCCGCTCCTCTTTGAAATGGTTATTGCAGCTCTCCATCCATTTGCCTGGATGATGCTGCCCAGCAGTGCGATTTGACTTTCGCTGTGCTGGTTAGGGTTCTTCGGGTTCGGGATTGCTTTCTCCACCGGGATGATCTCATCATAAGCACAAAAGACCGGAATACCATCCGGTGTGGTGGCTCTCGGTGTTGCTTCGGTGCTGTAGTCAATCTCGGTGAAGGTGTCTTTTGATTTCGTTTTTGCCATATTTTTTCACTCCTTCACGATATCAATTTTATCATATTGAAGTGCCTATTCAATGCCCAATTAGTGCCCCGTGCTTGTCCGGTGCTTTTATCAGTATAATTTGATACTGTCAACGCCAAATATCAGGGCTGACAGAGGCTTTATCGCGGCGTTTATATTCTTGTAAACTGTGCGCCTTTCTATGTTTTCTGCCTCCGCGATTTCCTCCGCTGTTTTTCTCTCGTCGTTGATGTAGGTGGCCATGATTATCCTATAGCACCTCATCTCATCTTCTCGGCCTGATTGCTCACAGGCAATCCGGTAATATTTCAGCATTTCGTCTATGTGTCGCATGATTATCATTGTGCGCTGCTGGCTCCTCTTTATGCTCTCGATATAAAGGTCATCATCAAAGGTGAAATCGTCCAAACTGTCTAATATATCTACAGCGCTTTCCTTTGCTTTTTGGGCATTAAACACAGCACCCTGGACGTGTTTTTTGAATGCCCTATAATTCTTCAACAAAAGACGGGTATTGCGTAGTCGTCTGTCGTATCTCCCCTTTTGTTGTGCTTTCTTTTCTTCTATCAGATAGTCCATTGCAGCTTTGGTGCCGGTCTCTATGCCACGCTGAATTGCGAGCTCCATTACCCTGGTACTCAGGCGGACAAAACTTTCCCCGACAATTCCCATTGACTCTTTACTGTCCATCGCCATGTTATCCCTCCTCTCCTAAAATGGAATATCTCCATCATCTACTGGCATAAATCCATCCGGTATGTCATTGCCAGCCGGATTTCTCTCCTTACTTCCTCCGTATGATCCTTGTGGTTTGCTATCGCAGAACTCTATTTCCTCTGCTTGGAACTCTGTTACTTTATGCTTCTTTCCTTCCCTGTCCTCGTAAGTTCTTGTCCTAACTGCTGCTGTAACAAGTACCTTCCTGCCTTTCTTGAGGTAGTTTGCTGCAAATTCTGCTTTCTGTCTCCATGCTATAATAGATGGCCAGTCTGTCTCCTGTTCTCTATCTTTTGCCTTTGGTCTGTCTACTGCCAATGTGAAGCTGCAGAACGCTACTCCATTTGTTGTGTATCTAAGCTCCGGATCCGCTGCCAAGCGTCCCATTAAGATTACTTTGTTCATGTCGTTTGTCTCCTTTTTAAGATTTTATTTACTATTTCCTCCGGTATATAAATGATCGGAATGTTCAGGTTCTTGGCTATCTTAATTTCTCCCATCATACCTTCGGTTGGCTCTCCAAATACCCAGAGCTCGTCACATCGTTTCAAAATGTTAAGTCCCATTTTCATGCCTGCGGTTCTCTCCTCTGGGATCCTATCGTCCAGGTATCCTGAAAAGTAAAGGTGAGGTGCGATTGGCACTGCTCCAGCTTCTGCTGTTGCGCGGCAGTATGCTGCTGCCTTTTTGAGGTTGCCTTCTATGTCTCCTCTCATTGCGCTGGCAATGTAAACCATACGGCTTTCATTAGGTTTGTATGATAGTGGCATATGGCTTGCACAGTACTTACCTGATGTTTTCTTGTAATAGGGGCATGTTTCTGGGCAGATCTCTTGGGCATCTGCCATTAGCTGCCCTGCTTTGTTGGCAATTTGGTTATTTGACATGAATTTTCTCTCCTTTCTTGTTTTTCCAGCTCCGCGAGCTGGCGTTTTCGTTCCTCTATGAAGTCGCTCAGGTCTGCTTCCCGAAGCGCGCCATTTATTCCATGCATCGTATCTGGTGCCCAATTATCGAAGATACGCACAGCTTTACCGCCTTTGCCGACCGCCCATCTTTCCTCTTTAACTGGATGAAGGTTCTTACACCTGGTAGCTTCCCGCTGGCTGCTGTATGCTTGATTGCAAACAGGACAGCGGTACCATATCTCAATATGTGCCATCCTGATAGTCTCCTTTTCGAATTGGGCACCATGTCGGGCTGGTTCTTGCGTATCTTCCTGGTATGTGTCTAGCTTTGAGTTTGCATTCGTGGTGGTTTCCACGTTTGCCTTCCTGTGTTGTTGTGTGGTGTTCACAATTCTTGCAGTGTGGAACGTCATTGCTTTTGTTTATTGGCATTCCTTCTGGCCATTCTTGAATAAGGTCTTCTCCCCATATATCTTGCAGACTGTTTTTTAGGAAGACTGGCATTTTTGTTGTCCGGCAGGCCTTCACTATATCTCTGATCCAGCCCCTCTCCGGCACTATTTTCTCCTTGCGGTTTCCTGTCTCTGCTCCGATTATTACCCACTTGACCTTTTGAATGCCGCTGTCCGGATTTATGGCGTCGGGAAATGGTGCGAGTATAGGTTCAATGCTTACGAATGTGTTCAGCTGGTCGTGCCAGAAGAACTCCGTCTCAGGCGTAGTTGCTGTACTTCCGTACCAGAAATTGTTGGCGGCTCGTATAATACCTTTTTCCGCCAGTTCCATGTATCTACGTGGGTTCTTTGTTAAAAACATGTAGGTGTGCCATGGTGCTGCATCACAGGCTTTAAATACTTCCTCTATCCAGCTGTCTGGTACCCAGGCTCCGAATAAATCGCCCATTGAAACTACGAAAATCTTCGCCGGTTTCTTCTTCTGTGCTGGCATAGCCAGACGGTACTTATGCATGATTGGCTCAAATCCTACCGGGTCTGGTATTACTTTGTTTGATATCTGATTCCTGAATGGCTTCTCCAGGATATAAAGACCATTTTCATCCTTCTTCAGCTGGTCTGAGCTTTTGTTTAGCCTTACGTCTCCGGAGAAGCGTTTTGTTTGCTTTCTGGCATAGCAGTATGGACAGCCGTGCAGACATCCGGTGACTGGGTTCCATGTAAAGTCAGTCCATTCTATAAGGCTTTTGTTCATCATTTTGCCATTCCTCCTTTTGGCTTAAACTCTTTACATGTTGCTGCCGTTATGTCGGGATGCCGAACGGTCTGATCCATATCTAGTGATCCGTGAATCTTACAGAGGCTCTGATTGTATCCGCAGAAGTAGCTTGTGCGGTAGTTGTCGCAGTCATAACACTTCCGGCCGGGATCTTTATTTATCATCTTTCTCTTCCTCCTTATGTTTCAGCTTGTCTATTTCATCAAGCGCTACTTTGAGCTGATTCTGGATCGTGTCCAGCTCTGCTGGGTATTCTCGCGTCAATGCTTTGTCCAGTGCCTCTGGTATGTTGTACCATGTTTTAATTCCATGTTTCTGAATCACTTTCATAATTTCTCCGTATTCTTCCCGCTCTTCTTTGAAGTCGCGATATCTGTTATTTTCTCTTTGTAGCTCTTCGTTTTGCTCTAGTAGCTTGCTGCTTACTCGGTACCCGAGTTCTCTGTTGCTTATCTTTTCGTTGAGCCATTCTCTCCAATACTCCGCCTTGTCGCTGGTGAATGGTAACCTATCACTGTCTAATCGGTTCATGATAATGTATAAAAGCAGCTCAGAGTTTATTTCAATATCCCGGTGAATGGCTTTTTTCTTGGTAGTTAGCCCACCGGTCATTGGGTTGTACCACATGAGGCCGATGTTTTCCTCAACCTCCTGGCGCTGTACCATACCTGTCGGTGTTACGAAGTAAAATTCATGGCAGTATGGCATGTACCTGGTATATTTGGCATCTCGTAAGAAATCGCTCCTGCTGACCTTTACCTCGTACCCTACAATGTTCGGATGTGCCCAGCTCTTATAAATTGCCAGGCCGTCAAACTGTAGCATACCTGTTCCAGTTGGCCCAGTCTTACATTCTGTTATAAAAAATTCTCTGTTGCCGTGTTTCTTGGCCAGTGCTTTCTTAATTTCTAATGCTGACACGCTTTTCATTGCTGTGCCTCCTTCCGGTTATTTTCTCTGCCTCCTCTACGGTCATTTGCGTCGTAATCCAGAGCTTGAAGGCATCCCAATGCTTGAACTCTTCCGTCCACGCTTCCCCTCTATCATTGTCTATGCCGATGATCGTTTTGCCATCTATATAATAAAATTTGCCTTTTGGCTTGTAATCTTCTTTTCCGCTGGGGCTGCTGTTCCAGATCTCCTGTGCCTTTTCCTTGTTTATCTTCTCTACTCCATTTTCTTTAGCCCAGGTCTCTCTTTTCCGGTCTCTTATATATGCTCTCACGATGCCCTCGTCGCGGCTCTGGACGGTCATATGTTCTTTCCCTTTGTTATCATCCCTCGTGTAAACTATTAATGGCCTCCTGCCTTCTTTTGTTGCCCTTACGACCTCGTATATTCCTTTGGTCGATTCTATTTGCCATCCGTCTTCCTGAAGCCAGTTTTTGAAATCCTCTATCTTGCTTCTGTGAAGCAATGCTCTGTTCGCCATATCGTTATCCTCCTGAAAGGCATTATTTTCTCGTTCTCTGCTTGTGCAATACGGGCAAATGTACCCGCTATCAGGTATGTCTGCCTGGCTGCTTATATTCCATTCGCAGCCGCATCTGCTACATTCGATGATCCTTGGTATTCTTTCAGCCCCATTCATTTGCTCCCCTCTCCTCTTATTCCTCCGCTGCGACTCCGCCAGGGTTCCGCTGGAGTTCCGTCTTAGTTCTCGTATGGGCAGCCGTCCGTTTGCTCCTGTGCCACCGGAATATTCAGCTTCATGAAGAGCTGATATCTCTCGCATTCTTTATGTGGTTCCTTCTTGCAATCTTTGCATTCCTGAAGTGCGAAGCTGCCCAGGTCATACAAATCATCAATGTCTATATATCTGCCGCCTTCTGTATACTTCAGGCTTTCACTCGTTCGATCAACCATCCTTATCTCTACGTTTTTGGCATCTCTTATGATCTTCTTTGCGTAGTCGTATTCCATTCTGCCGACGATGCTATCGCTGGCGTGTAATAGGTTTGTGGTTACTGTTTTTATCCTTTTGCGCTCATCTTTGGTGAGACAGCTCGTCTTCTCCAGCCAGCTTCCGAGGTAGTCCCAAACAATCAGGATCATCAAATGGTGTTCTCTGTCGATCCTGTTCATGTAGGTCTTCATTTCTTTCCCTCCCAATTCCAGAAGCCTTGAGCTCCTTTTGCTGGTATGGGTCTATCGAATAACACCGGTTTCTGCAGTATCCATCCCCATCGTCCCGGGCTCCAGTCTCCGAAGGCTCGTTCTCTTGGTGTATCGTATCCTGTACTTATGAGTTCTTCTATTGGCCAGCTATCTATGATTTCTACCGTGCCAACGATGCATCCGAATGTGTTGTTAATATCTGTGATCCACGTCTTCCCTCGCCCTATTGTGTCGTACACTTTTAGTCCTTCTTGAAACTGTGGGGTGTCCATTAAATTTAGGCTGTGAGCGTCTCTTTTTTGAGCTGCATGGATGGCTATCCTACCTCTGATATTTGTGTTCCAGCTTCTTGTTTCTATCATTTTGCTTCCAGCTACTATAAGGCTTGCCCATGGCTGCCATAGTGTTATTACTTTCATTACCACAATCCCTCCATTCCCTTATCTTCACTGAACTCTTTTGACCAGTCGTATTTACCTTGCTCCATTTGTCGCACTGCATGTTGTAGTTTGCATTTTTGATATCTTCTATGTTCCATCCGTCTACGCCAGCTGCACAGTCTGGGTAGTTTGGATCTTGTAAAACTCCGGTACCTACATCTGCTCCATCTTCGTCCTCAAGCCATCCCTTTAGGTTCTTGCATGTGAAGCAATTTTTAAGCGCCGGGTTCTTCTTGCAGAAGTGTCTGTCTGGCGTTTTGAAGTCCTTTTTGCAAAATTCACATTGATACCTTGCTATTTCTTTCATGTGTGGTTGGGCCTCCTCTCTTAAATCCATGTTTCAACGATCACTGGATCGTCCTGTGGCTGTCTTTGCATGATAATCATTTCTGCCGGTTTTGCTTCTCTGATTTTCTCCAGGCTTTCGGCTATGGCTACCATGTTGGTTGGTTGGTTTATATCCCACAGTCTGGCTACATACTTTCCTGGGTAATCTGAAAGATTGCTATAGACACAAATCAGCGGAAGTCTCGTTATCTTTATGCTTATGTCAAATGATTTTACTATCTTATCCTTATCTTCCACACATCCTCCCTCCTTGGTTGACGAAAAAGCCTCTTTTTCTCCGTTTGGTTGATTTTACTTATATGATAAGCGGTATTTCTCGAATGATTAATGGAACTTTTTTATAATAGACTTCAGGAAGTTCTAATCCTTCGTCCTCACATAATTCTTTTATCTGGGCTTTGGTATAAAATATGTGATTTCTAACTAAGTTCATATTTCCACCATCTTCCCAAGTAGGATCTGAACCTCCATGTTTTTTTAAATGCTTCCATCTAAAAAAACTTTCTTCTAACTCTTTAACTAATGCATCTAACTTTTTCACACTTCTTTTCCCCCTTAATCTTTTTTTGAAGTATTCCATTGGCCTTTATGCCCTCTGCCAGTTCTGTTAAATCCCCCAAATCCTTTCGTGGATTTTGTGGGTGTGGATGTATTTTATTTATATCAATAAGCTTAATCATAATTAATCCTCCTACTTTACAATTTTTAATTCCAATTCAGGATAAACATATTCAAATAATTTCTTTTTTATCCTGAACACTTGGGTTTCAACCCCTTTTGTGTCTATTACTTCTGTGGTCCCATCATTGTTGGTTATCACGAAGTCAGCTATATACACAATTGGCTGATATTTTATACCGTTTTTTTCAAACCCGGGCTGCAGTATATATTTCTGCTGTAACCCTATATCTTTTATTTCTCCAGCTTTCTTCAGTAGTCTTAATCGACAGTAATAATCAGCCTCTTTCTTGCTGTCAAACTCTATGCCGTCCACAATTGTCTTTTGATTATTATATTTGTTTCTATTTTTAGGCTCAAAAATATTTTTATTACTTTGTTTCCTTAGGTATTCTTCGTATTGTTCTTCTGTCCACCTCACTTAGCTCTCCCTCCTATTTGCCTAATAGATAATCAGTCCATTCGAACTCTGAATCTAACTCATGATCTGTATAATCTTGTAATTTCTCTCTATATTCATCTTTCAACCTTTGCGGCGTATCTTTATTGAACTCTGGACAATTCTTAATAATAAAATCAATCTTTTCTTCTCTGCTTATATCCTTGTCCCAGTCATATCCACAACCGCCTAAATATTTATCCCACCAACCACATTTCTCTTTATCACATTCTTTTAGTGGACACTTATTCATTTTTTTACACCTCCATCACCTATACGCGTCCTTGCCATTTCCGTATATTCAGGTTTAATATCTATTCCGATATAATCACGTCCTTCTTCAATTGCTACTATTCCCGTAGTTCCACTGCCAAAGAATGGATCCAAGACAATTCCCCCCCTCCTGCTTCCGGCAAGAATGCATGGCCTGATAAGCTCCGGAGGGAATGTCGCAAAGTGTGCTCCTTTCCCACTACCAGCATAGCAGTCTCCAATGACTATCCAGAGAGTACCATCATCTTTGAGTGTTCTTCTGACCTCCGCAAAAATCTCTACCAGTCGATTGATATATTCATCCGGTGTCTTTTCGAGCCCGATTTGCCCAGCTTCTCCATAATCTCTTAACCCATAATAGGGGGGCTGGTTATGCACACTTCGCATGTTTGACCTTTAATTTGACGAAGTCCACTAAGTGCATCAGCCGTTATTATCCATCCCATTCGTCTCTACCCCTTTCTCCATACTTACTGAATCTTCTAATTTGGTTTCCCTCTTCTTTTGTAAAAATTCTTCTTTCTTTCTCTCTGCCATTTCTTCCAATTGTTTAGCCGTATACTTATCGCTTCTCTGTTCAAAGTTATGAAATCTGGTTTTTTTAGGCCGTGGCTTGCTTTTACCTGCTTCCCCATGCAAAAGATTCCATTTTTCTTCAAAAATAGATAAAAAGTAACTGAAAGAATTTATTTCTAATTTTCCATATCTATTTAAATAATCTTGTTTAGCTTTTTTTAACACAGATATAATAAAATCTGCATCCTGTCCATAAGTTTCATAGGCAAAAACAATGTCACTTAAATCTCTACTGCTCAACATGTTTTTTCTCCTAACATGCTGTTTGTAGTAGTTCTCTATTTGCTGAAGGTCTTTCTCTCTTTTTTCTATATCCTCTTGCTGTGTAGAGTCGGCATCCACACCAATGACAGGCTTAACGTCCTGTTTAGTAGAGTCAGCATCTACTAGGGCGACAGGATTCTTTTTTTTTATTTCTGCAGCAGTATTATTACTATTACTTTCCTCTACTTTACTTTCCTCTACTCTACTTTCCTTTACTTTACTTTGTGGGGTTTTCTTTGTAGAAACTTCAACGTCTTGAGTTTCTACATGTAGTAATTCATTTGTACTATCGTTGTTATATGTAACAATGGGCTTTTTAGGTAATGAAGTTCTTCTATTGCTATATACTGGTGCTAGATTTTGTACAAAATTATCACTCCAAACAAGTTTGTGTTCCCATAATTTTTTGTCAATCGCCTCTAAATCTGACAAGGTATCTAGTATCTTCATGGCAGTTTCTTCATCTACTCGGGTTTTTGCCAGTAGAAACTTCCACGAAGGAGCATTATTACAGTCATAAACATGTCCATCCGAAGAACCTAGTAATTCTAATAATTTAAACCAGAAAGCATATCCATCATTACCAAATTCACTCTCCAATATATAAAGTGTCTTTCCGCTAGTAGTATAATGAGGAAAATATTCAACTGTTTGCTTCTTAGGTCTTGCCATATGTTTTACACCTTCCTTTAGCAAACATAAACTTCAGCCCCTGTCAATTTTTGCACTTCTTCTTTAAAACGTTTCTCATCACTATTGTTATTACTTAGATGTAAAAGGTATATTTGTTTCACACGACTCAAATTATTAGCTTTAAGAAATTCCAAAAAATGTTCCAGGCTCATATGGCTTTTAACTAAGCGGGGAACCAATTCGATTGGTATATATCCGGCATCTACACTTTTCTGCATGTTTTCTTTATCGTAGTTACATTCGCCCATAATATAGTCTAAACCCTGAAATTTATATTTAAGGTAATATGTGTCCGTAAAATACAACAATTTTTCTCCCGTTTCTGTTGAGTCAAAAAGAAATCCCAGCGGCTCAGGAGCATCATGTTCAACATCAAACGGTAAAACCTTGAATGTTCCAACCGTTAGTTCTTTAAGTGCTTTTATAGCATGTACCCGGTGCCCTACAAAGCCACATGCATCAATTGTCCCTTGACTGGTATAAATATCTATGCCAAGCCTTGCAAGGTCTTTGACAGCTTTACTGTGGTCCTGGTGGCTATGTGTCACAAAGCAGCCCTGAATTTGTGACACCTGAAAATCACATCCGGCTTGTATTTCCTTTAGGGGGATTCCCGCATCCAACAGCAGGCTTGTCTTACCGTCACAAATGCGATAAGCATTTCCGCTGCTGCCGGATGCAAATATCTTTATATTCATTAGAAACTTGGCCCTGCCGTTGCTGCCTGAGCTACCTGGGCTGTTGTGGTAGTATCATGCGTATTTTCTTCATCAGGCTCTATAATCTCCCCAGTATCTTTATCAATTACCTGCGTTGGCTGCATTGGTGATAATTTTCCCTGATGGGCCGGCATAGTATCTATAAGTATGGCATTTGCATTGCTGTCTATCTCTTCTTGTGCCTCCATTTCTGCATATCTTGCTTCTCTCATCTTCATATATTGGTATGCATCATCTACCTTCTTCGGATCCCTTGGAATGTGTTTTGCACCGTATACTTCTCTTTTGATGGTCTTCAGGCACATTTCCTCAAACCAACCCTCCGATTCCTCTTCGACCTGTTTTCCGTTCTTCCAAACTTTTACCTTGCCTCCCCAAAACTCAGCTGCTGCATATTTTGGTTTTCTCTTCTCAATATCCTTCATGGTCATAATAATCAGCTTGTTTTTTATTGGATCAGCATATTCAATGTATCCAAAGCCCCCGATAATTTTCCCTCTGTTAAATGGCTCGTTAATTTCAAATTCATAATTTTCTATTTTGTTATGCATATTTTTTTTGATGGGCTTGAAAGTATCTGTGGAATATACCAGTTCTATAGTAACCGCTAGTGGTTTCTCGACTGCATATTTCTCAGCAATATACTGGATACCGTTATATCCCGGCATTAGGGTAACACCATATTTTTGTGCTTTATTGCTTTTGAATGGTATAGGCGAAATATGATTTTCTTGCATCATATCTAACCCCATTTTTGCATAATAAACTACGTCCACGGCTAAGTCATTAAGATTGACATTGTTCCATGTATATGGAAAGTTGTTATCGTATTTATGATCTTTGTTATTTTCATTTTTGCGTATCCTTGATTCTTCAGCTATTTTTAATGCTCTATCTATCCCTATAAAATACCCTTGGATCAATTGTTTTTGGTAGTCTGTCACCTGGATTGATCCGGCAACATTCCCGAACTCTCTAAGTACCTGATTTGTGAAACGTTCACTCATGGTGAGCTGACTTTCTTGTATGTTCTTTTCATCCTGAACTGCAAGCTTCTGACTTTTTGTGTTTGTAGTCGTTGTCATTTAATTTTTCCTCCTTTTTTGGTTGAACTTTTTAACTCTTCCTCCGCAGGAGCATTTATCCGGATCGCTGCCATTTCCGCCACGCTCGCATTCGGAGCAGGCTACCCAGAATGCACCGCGTTTGTCTTTGAAGCTATGCATTTTGTTTGTCCTCCTGGTCGTCCAGATTTTCAGAGCTGCAGATTCCAGATTTCCCTATGAAAGCGGAGCGGAACCCGACGCGCGTGTTGACGTAGGAACGCGGATGGTAGCCGTTCGCGCAGAAGACGCCGGCGTGGGCACCGAGGTCCCAGCGGCCGCCGCGACACACGAGGCGTTCGCCGTCGGTGTCAATGAAGAAATATCCGTCCACCTTCTCGCTGTCTGCCGGGTAAAGAGCGAGGGCTTTCAAAAGTTCAGGAACCTCTAACCCTTCCTCCGCCTGCAGATCTCTGAAATAGCACCCGTCCCAGCCGCCTTTCGGCTTCTTGGTCGTGAGAACGATTCCGCCGTTGCTGACCTTGTTGTATTTGATGGTCTTGTTTCCAATTCTAACCGGCTGCCATTCCTTGCTGTCTTTACCCTGGTCGGCACCAGCCGCTGCGTTGTTATCCGGTATAATTTGAAGCTCACCATCCAGCCAGCGTACTCCGCCTACCCATTCGAGCAGATTGCCGTTCAGATCGTGAATTCCGTCCAGTGTGTGGTCGTGTGTCCAAGTTGCAGGTCCGCTGCCGGTGAGCGTTCTGTACCCGTCGTATGTGATACCTCGCTCCTCCGGGTGTGCATAGTCCCTGCCTCGATTGTTGTTTCCATGGGGAAGCGTACCGTGCTTTTTGGTCCATAAAGCTATCGCTGCCCACTCTGCATTTGTCATGAGATGCCATCCGGGGCCTTTGGCCTCGCAGGCGGCTACCGCCTCGTCAAAGCTGATCGTGTCCTGCGGTTCCTGAAGCTGAGCGCTGTAAGCCCTGCCGTCAATTACGATGTTCTGGTATTTGGAAATCCAGACCTTGTCTATCTCCCTGCCGCCC